ACCGGCACGCCGACGTTGCTGCGCCAGCTGGGCGCCGGCGGCGAGCCGCAGATCGGCGAAGCCTTCGAGGGTGGCATCTACGGCGGCCTGACCGAAGTTGACGGCCAACCGGCCTACCTGATCCTGCTGCCCGGCGAATCCAAGGACGTTTCGTGGGATACCGCGATGGACTGGGCCAAGCTGCAGGGCGGCGACCTACCCTCTCGCAAAGAGCAGCGCACGCTGATCGAGAACCTGAAATCCGAATTCGGCCCTCACGCCTACTGGTCGCGGGAGCAGCACGCGGACTACCCTGACTACGCTTGGGTCCAGTTCTTCGACGATGGCCTCCAGGTCTGCTACCGCAGGTCGTGCGCCGGCCGCGCCCGCGCCGTCCGCAGGTTAGTCATTCAGTAATTCAGTAATTCCGATCAGGAGCTCGTTATGACCACGACCACGCACCCGAGCAAAGAACAGGTCCGCCTGTGGGTTCAGCAGCGCAGCATGTCGCGCCTGCCGCCTCCCGAGCCGGTCAACATCCGGCGCCAGTTGGGTTGGGAACTGCTCCCAAACAACGCACAGAACCGGAGGGTGGCATGAGCGCTCTCTTCACCATCTGCGCCGTGGCCGCTTTCGCTATCGGCAGCTTCATCGGCTGGGCAATCGTGCACGGAGGTGCCAAATGAACGCCCCAGTTTCCATGGCCCTGTTGATGGCGCATGCCGCGATGCCCGCGCCGTCGCCGTTCAAGCAGCCGCAGCTCGAGCCAGGTACGCAATTGCTGAAGCTCGGCTACCTGCACGGCGAACTGTACCTGGACCTGTACGGCCACCTGGACGAAGACGGCTACGAGGTCGAAGCGGCCACGCTGACCGGAAATCCCGTGAATCTCGCCGAACTGTTCAGCCACCGCGAGCTGGGCGACATGAGCGCCTGGTGCGACCGGAACCTGCCAACCGCCCGCGAACTGCTGCTGGTATCGCAGCAAGAATCTCGCATCGACCGTCTGGAATGGGAGCGCAGCTGCGGCTGACTCTCGCAAGCGGAGCGCGCTGCCCCGCAGTTCAATGCAGCGCTTGGCCTGGAGTCGGCTCAGGAAATTGACCCTGTGGGATCAGCATGCCCCGTCCACCTGCGCGGACGACCCGCAAGGGCAAGCGCAGGAACCACACAGAGACGCCGATGCCAGCGCAAATGGGCTGGCGATGGATAAGCACCGACGCCCGGCGTCTTCTGTGTGGTGAGCATGGTGTGGATCGCAAAGCGCCCGAGCCATGCGGGTGATGTGCCTGCGATCTAACTGCCCCGCCCAGGGCGTGACCGGGAAATGGTGCGAGTAGCACCCGGCAGAGAGGTGAAAGCCCTTGATGCATGCCAAGAGCCTGCTGGTACCGGCAGGAAGACCCGGGCCTCTGCGAGCGCAAAGCCATGCCGGTGGAAGGCCGGCCCGAACAACTAACACGGAGAGCAATATGAGCACGAATCACTGGCAGGCGAAACTTCCTGGCGATGTCTTCTGGACAAACGTCCCTCATGACATCGTGGAGAACCTGCGCGCATGCGGCTACGTGGTGCGCGATCCCGGGGCGGCCAACCAGGCACAGGAAGAGGTGGCAGCATGAATATGCAAAACTTCCTTCAGGCCATGAAACACTCGCCAATCCAGAACTACGGCGGCATTCCAGGCCTGACCAGCTGGTTGATTGGGGCGCCCGGCGAGCATGGGCTGGTGCGCTTAATGGAATGCTCCCGCGAGCACCAAGAGCCCATCATTCCTCACTCGCATCGCTTCAACTTCCGCTGCCTCGTGCTGGCCGGTACCGTGCGCAACTTGGTCTGGAAGCACGGCGTAAAGCATGGCGACGAATACCAGATGTCGCTGCTTGGATATCGCGGCAAGCCAGGTGAATACGCCAAGCAGGCGATGGGGGTGGAGCGCTGGGCAGTGATCTCGTCGATCTATCACGAAGGTCAGGAATACGGAATGGCGGCAGATGAGGTGCACTCCATCTTCTTCAGCCGTGGTGCCTGCGTACTGTTCTTCGAAGGCCCCAAGGTGTCCGATTCGTCCGTCATCTTGGAGCCGGTAGTTGACGGGGTCGTGATCCCAACCTTCAAGGTCGAGCCGTGGATGTTCAAGAAGGGAGAGGCAGCATGACCAGAATCCTCTTCGGCGCGCCAAGCGATTTCAGCAACCGTCACCCGCGCCTGATGCTCGCCTTCGTCGTCGTACTGGTCGCGCTGTCGCAGTGGATGGTCGATCTCGCCACTGGCGCGGTGATGCCATGAGCGCACTAGAACAAGGCCTGGTGGCGCAGTTGCAGGACGAACCAACTCCGGCAGAAAGGGCGTTGCAGCGCATCGTCACGCTCTTCTCGGAAAACGACCGGATGAGCTGCCACGAACTGCGCGTGCTGGAGATCGTGCTGGAGGGCCTGCGAATGCCGCCAGGTCAGCGCCGCCTGCAAATCGAGGCTGCAATCCAGCGCAAGCGCGACCGGATGGAGGTCAAGCGCAAAGCACAGGAGAGCGAACATGCGGCTTCGTGACTGGCTCACCATCATCGCAACCACGGTCCTGATCAGCGCGGCCTATGCGTACGCTCAGAACCACGATGCCGAGGCCGCCGCCCGCGACGCGCTGGTACCGCCTTGAAATCCGGCATCGCTCTGGCCGGCGCCGCACTACGCAACTTACGCGCCGGCCTGTGCCTTGAACACGCAATTCGACTCGCCCTGCTTATCGCAGAAATAACGAAGTTACAACGGAGAATACGATGAATGCACCAGCCCCCCAGCGTGTGCTGACCACGACCGAAGGTTTCGGCGAATCTCAGTCCACTCTCGCGGTCCAAGAAACCGCTTCGACAATGGCGGCAGCCCAAGGCAAGGCGATGGTTGAGGCCCGCTACGTGATGGCCATGCGCAATCCCCGCAACTGGGATCAAGTCCGCCTCGATATTCTGAGCGAGTGCCGTCGCCCGACCTTCGCTAATAACAAAAGCGTCTACTACGTCAAACCAATCGGTCAAGGGGTCGAGGGCCTTGGTATTCGTTTCGTCGAGTCGGCGCTGCGCCACATGAAGAATGTGCTGACCGAATCGACCATCACTTATTCGGACGACACCAAGGAGCTGAACCGTGTCGCGGTGACCGATGTGGAGGCGAACATCACCTATTTCGCTGACGTTCCGGTTTCCCGGACTGTTGAGCGGAGTAAGCCCATGGACGACGGCAGCTATATCTCGATGCGCTTGAACAGTAACCGGAGGGCCGTCTATACAGTGCCAGCTCAGGACGACGATCTACTGAACAAGCGCGGTGCGTTGATCTCGAAGGCGGTCCGCACACTTGGCCTGCGCATCATCCCTGGCGACATCCAGGACGAGGCGATCGACATCATTAAGGCGATACGCCTGGACGATGCAGCGCGCGACCCTGCAGCCGAACGAAAGCGCGTTGTAGATGCCTTCGGAGCTCTCGGTGTGAAGGCGACCGATCTGGTCGACTACCTCGGCCATGATCTGGATCAGTGTTCACCTGCAGAACTGGTTGGTCTGCGCGGGATCTACGGCGCCATCCGTGACGGCGAAGCGACCTGGTTGGAAGTAATGGATAACAAAGCCAAGCAGGACGACGACGGCAAGAGCTCTGCAGCCAAGCCGGCCACGCAAAAAGTGCTGCCGTCCTGCACGCCGGAAGAATTCACAGCCAAGACCACCGAATGGCGCAAGATCATTGGCGACAAGAGGAAGACCCCGGCTCAGCTGATCGCCACCATCCAGACCAAGATGATTTTGAGCGAAGACCAAAAGTTGACCATCGACAGTTGGTCGCACGAAAACGAGTAATCCAGGCCACCGCACAGCATATCTGACAACGAAAAGGGATACACCATGCAACGCGAAAACAATTTGACCCGCCAGATTCATGATCTGGTCCAAGGAAGCGACGAGTGGCACGCATTTCGCTTCAACCACCACGGCGCCAGCGAGGCTGCCGCCATGCTCGGCCTGTCCAAACAGGTCACCCGCTCCGAACTGGTGCGCATGAAGGCCACCGGCCTGGCGAAGGAGTTCTCCGAATGGGTGCAGGCGAACATCCTGGACTACGGCCACGAAGTCGAGGCCATGGCCCGGCCACTGGCCGAGCACATCATCAGCGACGACCTGTATCCCGTGACCTGCTCATTGGGCGCCGAAAGCGCCTCGTGCGACGGCCTGACCATGGACGAATCCATCGGGTGGGAGCACAAGCAATGGAACGAAGAACTGGTCGCCAGCGTGCGCGCCGGCGTGCTGCCTGACACCCATATGCCGCAGGTGCAACAAGAGCTGATGGTTACCGGCGCCACCAAGTGGCTGTTCATGGTCTCCGACGGCACCGAAGCCAATATGGTCTACATGTGGATCGAGCCGGACACCGCATGGTTTGACCGGATCTGCGCCGGCTGGGAGCAGTTTGACATCGACGTGGCCAACTACACACAGGTCAATCACGCCGAAAAGCCGGCCGCCGAACCCATCGCCGCGCTGCCAGCACTGGTCGTCCAGACCGAGGGCAAGGTCGTCAGCAGCAACCTGGTCGCGTACAAGGTAGCCGCCGAGCGCTTCCTGGGCGCCATCAAGACCGAGCTGGTGGACGACGAAGATTTCGCCAATGCCGAGAACACGGTCAAGTTCTGCGACGAGGCTGAAAAGAAGCTGGAGCACGCCAAGGCCGCCGCGCTGGCACAGACCGCGACGATCAACGACGTGCTGATCGTGGTCGACCAAATCAAAGCCAAGTTCCGCACCAAGCGCCTGGAACTGGAAAAGCTGGTCAAGACCCGCAAGGAGCAGATCAAGGAAACTATCCTGCTCGAAGGTCGTCGCCAATACACGGAGCACGTCGCGGCGCTGGAAGCTGAAATCGCACCGATCCGCCTGCCGCAGCAGATGCCCGACTTCGCCGGCGCCATCAAGGGCCTGCGCACGCTGGCCAGCCTGCACAATGCGATCAACACCACCCTGGCTAACGCCAAAATCGCCGCCAACCAAGCTGCAGCCGACATTCGCGCCAAGCTGGCTTGGTTCGATGCCAACAACGGCGACTACGCCAGCCTATTCCGCGACATGCAGGCGCTGTTGACCAAAGCGCCGGAGGACTTCCAGCTGGTGGTCAACACCCGGATCGCAGACCACAAGCGTGCGGAACTGGAAAAGGCGGAAGCTCTGCGCAAGCAGATCGCCGCCGAGGAGCAGGCCAAGGCTGAAGCCGCCGCTCAGGCGAAACTGGAAGCGGAGCGCCAGGCCGCCGTGGAGGCTGAGCGCGCCCGTGTCGCTGCAGAAACTAAGGCCCAGCTGGAGCAGAAGGCCGCCCAGGCCGCCGCCGAACGCCAAGCCAACGAGCGCGCCGCAGAGCAGCAGGCCCAGCACACCCGTGAAAGCGTTCTCGCTGCCGCTCGCCAGAGCGCCGCCGGTACAGCCGCAGCAAACATGGCCGCCAACGCGGCAGCGCTGGCTGAACACGGCCGCCTCTCCGATATGGCCGACGAGCAGGATGCAGCAAGAAAAGAACTTGCCGCCGCCAAGGCATCTCCCGATGGCGCCGAACTCTCCCCGGTAGCCACTGATCTGTTCGCCCAGGAAGGCGTCGCCAACTTCGCACGCGCCCACCTGCCGCCTACTCTGCGCCTCGGTCAGATCAATGAGCGCATCGCTCCATTGCAGATCAGCGTCGATGGGCTTCGCG